TTTTACTTTCAGCACGCCAATTTGTCTTTAGCGTGGTGAGTATGCTTGGTTAGGCACAAGTATCGCTGAAAGGTCTTATAGTCTGTACTGAACTGAAATAAGGTTCTGCTATTCGATTAGGGTACAGATACTTATTTAAATTTATACGATTATGAAAACAATCCAATTCGTTTTATCTATATTGGTTAGTATATGTGCTGCCGGTATGCTTTACGGGGCTATTACTACTTACAGTCCTATGAAAATATTCTCTATCACTATAATGAGTGTTATATGTGTAGGGTGTGTGTCGCTCATGAGAATAACTTATAGAGAACTTAAAACAGACCACTAAAAAGTAGTCCTATAATCCGGCACAAGGCGCATGGGGATGAGTGCACAATCACCTTGTAAACCAGCTGGGCGGTAATTTATGAAGTAGCATTGTTGGAATGCGTGTAAGCGATTAATTGTTGGTATTAACTTATATTCTAATTTATATATTCATTTAGCTTACAAGAAGTAGGTTCGACTCCTACCTTTTTAACGACATTTTAAATTTATACGATTATGACAGTGGAAGAATTAAGAGGCATGACGCATGAAGATTTAGTAAGGCGTGTGCAGGAACTGGAAGAGGCTAACGAGAAATTAGCTGAAGAGAAAAATACATGGTATAAATCTTGGAGTGATTTGAACCGGAAGTTTGATCATTTCAAGAACGCGGTTAAAAGCATTGTTCTGATAATAGATTAGATATTCGTGTTTTATATTGTGTTTGTACTGGGTGTGCTGTCCGTGAGGATAGTGCACCTTTTTTAATCGGATGGTTAGCTTATCGGTTAGAGCTTCGTGTTGCGCAAACAATTGGCACGATTGAGAGGGGTTCGATTCCCTTACCATCCACGAATCATTAATTAAATTTTACTCTTATGGCAAAAGAACTGAAAGAAAGAACAGAAATCAAGAAAAAGCTGAAAAAGAAGAATGACAGAATCAGCTTTGACTTTAGCGACAAACTTGCCGGACAGCTTCGCAGGTGTACCGCTGATCTTAACAGGCTGGCAAGGATTGATCGGATAATAGACAAGGAGCAAACTTTGTATTCGGTGGACACTAACAGGGAAGCCGGATATATTGAGGTTATTCGCAATTATTAATCAGCTGACTTACACGATTATGAAGAGAGTTTTTAATGAACTTACACCTGAATGCGAGATTACGGCACGAATGTATGCACAAGGGTATGAGAAAAAAGAAATTGCAAACCTCAAATGCCGAGCGGTCAGCACGATAAACAACCAACTGCAAAGAGCTTTTGAGATTTTGAACGTAAGGAACGGCAGAGAACTGGCAACCATGCTATATGAGAGAATAGCTGGTATGAAGTTCACGATGGACTTTTCACCTACTATTAGGTCGGCTGTTGCTTTCTGCCTGTTGTGCATCTTTTCTTTTTCGCTCTATCACGAACAGGGCGATATGAGAAGGGGACGAAGAACGAGAGTTGAACGAATTGAAAGAACTGGACGGTATGGAGGTAAGACTTGAATTATTTGAATTTAAAAATATCTGCATGGACATGGCGGAGCTTGGTGCAGCTGCCAGTGAGAAGAAACGGTCTCCTGTATCTGATGAAATCAAGCAAAGAGAAGCGTTCAGATGGTTAAAGACACTTGGGTATGAACCTAACTTTTTGGAAAAGTTAGAGAAAGAAGGATTGGTGCATAAGAAAAGAAAAGGCTCATCCAGAAATTCTCCTATCATATATTCCAAGTTCGAGATACAATCCGCTATTAATGCTTTTAAAATGAGTAAATATCTGAACAAATAACCCTATAAAATTTACGATTATGTCACTGATTAAGAAAAGTAATGAATTAGTTATCCCGACCACCGTGAAGATGATGATTTACGGTCAAGCCGGAATGGGAAAGAGTACGGTAGCATTGAGCGCACCGAAACCGCTGCTGTTGGACTTCGATAACGGCGTGAAGCGCATGAACATGGCGCACTTGGAGAATATAGACACGGTACAGGTCACTTCATGGAGCGATGTTCAGCAAGTTCTTCAAGAGGACTTGTCCGCTTATCAGACCATTGTAGTAGATACCATCGGCAAGATGATGGACTTCATCATTACTCACAAGTGTGGAACCCGCCAGCCGTCCATCCGTGATTGGAGCGGTATCAATGCAGAGTTTTCATGGATGACACGAACACTTTCGGGGCTTAACAAGCACATCATTTTCGTTGCCCATCGCGACACAAGAAAAGAAGGTGATGATACGGTGTTTATCCCTGCCTTGCGTGAAAAATCCTACAACTCTATCGTTACTGAACTGGATTTGCTCGGTTATCTTGAAATGAAAAGCGAAAGAGGCGTCCAAAGACGTACTATCACTTTTGACCCAACTTCAAGAAATGACGGTAAGAATACTTGCAATCTTCCTTCAGTGATGGAAGTTCCTACCATCCTTGACAAGAATGGTAATCCAACCGCAAAGAACGACTTTATCACCGCCAAGATAATCAATTCGTATTTGGGTATGCTTGCTGCCAAGAAAGAGGCACAGGAAAAGTATGATAAAGTTATTGAAGAGATAAAAGAACAGATCGAACTTATTACGGATGCGGAATCTGCCAATAATTTTATCGCGCAAATAGATAACTTTGAGCACGTTGGTTCTTCAAAGCAAATGGCGGCAAAGTTGGTAGCTAACAAAGCGAAGTCTTTGAATCTGAAACTTAATTCAGAAAAGAAATATGAACCAGCAGCCTAAATATCGTATTTACGCAACGCTTCTTGATGCCTTTGGGGCATATCTGAATAGTGATGTGATTTGGGATAAGTACTGGGGGTGGTCAGAAAATCCACCCCATACTCCTGAAGAATTTCACGAACAACAGTTTCAAGAACTGATAGACCGGATTAACCGCAAGCCATTCGATAGCGAAGCGGCAGACCGTGGCACGGCTTTCAATGAAATCATTGATTGTATGATTGAGAACCGTAAATCTTCTATAATGGAAATTAGCAAGGCATATCACGATGACGGAAAACTTTACGGGATAAAAGCTGTTTACAACAATCGCACTTTCACTTTTCACATTGACCTTTGCCGCGAGTTTGCCAACTACTACAAAGGAGCATTAACCCAACAAAGAGTAGAAGCCATCTTGCCTACTGCATACGGTAGTGTATTGGTTTATGGTTTGATTGACGAACTGATGCCTACCAGTGTTCACGACATCAAAACAACCGGTAGTTATACCGTGGGAAAGTTCAAAGATCACCACCAGCATTTAGTTTATCCTTATGCTCTTATGCAGAATGGGTCGGATGTACGGACATTTGAGTATAACANATATCCATACGCTTTAATGAAGAACGGTTCTGATGTACGGACATTTGAGTATAACATTGTAGAGTTCAACAAAGGCGGTTATGTGGTAGATACCTATACAGAAACATACGTTTTCAATCCTGAACGTGATATACCTATCCTCACTAACCATTGTGAGGAATTTATCCGGTTTTTGGAAGAAAACAGAGAACTTATAACCGATAAAAAGATTTTTGGAGGAGAAAATTAATGGCAAACCAAATAACCGGACGGATAATCGAAATCGGACAAACCGTTCAAATACCATCCAAAAACGGTGGTTCCTCATTTACAAAACGGGAGTTTATTTTAGATGCTACCACTTACGACCCTTATACGGGAGAGCGTAGCGAGTATGAGAACATTATTCCCTTAGAGTTTTCGGGTGACAAGTGTACAGAACTTGACCGCTTTAATCAGGGTGATGTTGTTACTGTATCATTTGTCTTACAAGGGCGTTCTTGGACGAATCAAGACGGAGAATTCAAACGTATGGTATCCATTCGATGCTATAAAATAGAAGCGCGTGGCGGTGTATCTCAATCCCAACAGACAACATCGATACAACAACCTACACCTCAGCCGACTTATCAGCAACAGCCGCAGAATTTCCCGCCTCCGGTTGATGCTAATGGCAATGTAAAGGATGATTTGCCTTTTTAGCGTATGTCCCTTTACGATACTTCAAACCCTTTGCAGAAAGAGCAATTTAAGGCTCGTTCTGCAAAGCTCGCAGAAAGCGGTAAGGTTGTAGAACTCACAGAGAAAAAGCCTAAAAGAAGCCTGCAAAGCAATAAATATTTGCATGTGATTTTAGGTTACTTTGCGTGTGAGACCGGAAACACGTTGGAGTGGGTGAAGCAACAGTATTATAAAAAGCTTGTTAATCCATCCATTTTCATTCGTGAGAGAGACGACAAGTATTTGGGACGGATAAAGATATTGCGCAGCTCTGCTGATTTAGATAGTGCAGAAATGAGTACAAGTATTACCCGTTTTCGTAATTGGGCAAGTGCTGAATGCGGAATATATTTACCTTCTGCTGATGAAGATAGATTGATTCAACTAATGGAAATAGAGATTGGACGAAATAAAGATTATTTATAATGGCAGAAATATGGAAAGATGTTGTCGGATATGAAGGTTTATATCAAGTATCAGACAGGGGTAGAATTAAATCTATATGCAGTTACGTAAGACTACAAAATGGTGAATTAATGAAGAAAAAGCCGCATATCCTTAAACTACAAGATAGATGTGGATATAAATGTGTAAACCTATTCAAAGGCGGACGCTCACATACACTTAACATTCATCGTTTAGTAGCAGAGGCTTTTTTACCCAATCCTCATAGGTATTCAGTTGTAAATCATAAAGATGAAAACAAAAGCAATAACAGCTTGTCTAATTTGGAATGGTGTACTCACGCTTATAATTTGAGTTATGGTACTGCCCAAAGAAGAAGGGCCGTATCTCAAGGTAAAGTAGTTATTCAATTAGATAAGAATGGAGCTTTTATAAAGCGACATTTGACATTAATGGACGCTTGTAGAGATACCGGCATAAATTTTCAAAATATCTCACAATGTTGTAACAACAAAAGAAAAACAGCAGGTGGATATTGTTGGAAATTTGAGGAACAGCAGGAAATACAAAGAAATCAAGAATTTATTTAGTTATGATAGAAACAAGAAAAACAGAAATCAGGTATGTGACATCTGACCCGAAAAAGATGCTCAACATGTACCTTGCAAAACGTGTCCTCAAAACATGGGAGGAATCTTTCATTGATGAAGATACAGGTGAAACAGTAACCATCGAACGGAATGAAATTCTTTTTGACCGTGGCACGCTGATAGACCAAGACACTTTGGCGAAAATTCGTTTCAGTATGGAAGCAGACGGTATCAAGGAAGTGGAAGTCAGCAACCAGAACCG